ACCAACACAAAAGTTGAAGGTTGAGCCCATGACTCTCAAAGCGCTAGTCCGTGAGCGTTTAGAGGCAGGTAAAGAAATGCCAACGGAACTTTTCAACGTATTTGTTGGAAATAAGACAACTATAAAAAGGAAACAATAAACATGAACAATGTAATAAAAAAAGAACAAGCAGGCGCATTAGCAGCAAATTTATTTGAAGCTGATGCAGACAAAGGCTCTCAGAATATGACGCAAGAAGATCTTGCATTACCATTTCTGAAAGTACTAGGACAATTATCTCCTGAAGTAAATAAGAGGGATGGAAAATATGTTGAGGGGGCAGAACCCGGCATGATTCTAAACTCTGTCACAAACGAAGTTTTTGACGGAACTAAAGGGATAAATGTATTGCCAGTATACTATGAAAGAAAATTAGTAGAATGGCAAGATAGAGGTGACAGTAAAGGTGCACCGGTTGCTATCCACAATGCGGAAAGTGATATTATGAGTCAAACAACTCGTGATAAATCTTACAAAGATAGATTACCAAATGGTAATTACATCGAGAACACTGCAAATCATTTTGTAATTGTTTTAGGTGATTCACCTTCAACCGCTTTGATTTCTATGAAAGCTACTCAATTAAAAATTAGTAGAAAATGGAACTCAGTAATGATGGGTATTAAACTACAAGGTAAGAACGGATTATTTACTCCGCCAACTTATAGCCACATTTACAATTTAAAAACTGTTCAAATGTCTAATGACAAAGGAACATGGTTTGGTTGGGATGTAGCAAAGGTTGGTCCGGTAGAGGATAAATCAGTTTATGACGTCGCGAAATCTTTTGCTGAAAAAGTTAGCAAAGGAAACGTAGAAGTTAAACCTGAAAATCAAGAAGCAACTAAGAAAACAATCAATTTATAATTCCTAGGAACTGGGCGAGAAAGCGAGAGTGGACTCGCCTGGTAAAATAATATGGTTGAGAATAAAAAATTAAATAGCGGACCTACGACCTATGAAGACTGGTACAGTCTAGGCTACACATTAATTCCGTGTGATGGAAGTAGGCCTGTCGTCTCCTGGCGTGACGAAGATTTTAATATTACGAAAGAAGAATGGAAAAGTAAATATTTAGACAGAAGTTTAGGATTAAGATTAGACACTTTAATAGATTTTGATGTTGATCACCCAAGAGCAAAAGCCTTTGCAGAAAAATGGTTAGGTGGATGTGACGCTGTATTTGGTAGAGACCATAATCCTACAAGTCATTATATGTGGAAAGGCAAATTACCAAATCAAAAATTTGAAATGCCTTCTGATTTAGAAAAGTACGTCCAGTTTGCAGATCATGGAAGTTGCTTAACAGAAATAAGAAATGGATCAGGTCAATTTACTATAGTACCAGGATCAATACACAGTAAAAATCCAGAACCAGTTAGATGGGAAAGATACGATGGATTTACAGAATATACAGGAGACCTTAATAAAATTTTAAGAAAGATAACCTTAGCTACTGCCCTTTCTCTTTTGTATGCAGTTAAAGGTCAACGTGATGAATACTGCACAGCTATAGCTGGAATCTTAATTAAAAATACGGATTGGGATGACAATGAAATTAATGATTTTATTTATCAGATAGCTTTAGTATCTCACGATGATGAAGCAGAGAACAGACAGAACAAAGGATCTAGCACAAGAAACTCTAAAAGACAGTTTGGTATGCCGAAGATGGCAGAAATTTTAGAATGTAAAAAACAATCAGTCGCTCGTATATTCGGATGGATTGGTGCAGAAGATAAAGATTTAGCTGAGGTCAAAGAAATTGCAGATGAATCAATCGGCGACATTATACAGTACGGTGCAAATAGATTCAAGATAGATGTTAAAGGTGTATTGCAAGGCACATCATTTACAAAAACAATTATTGTAGATGGACAAACACTAATGAATCAGAAAGCATTTTATGATGCAGTAATATCTCAAGCACAAGTTTGGATTCCAAAAATGACAGCTAAACAATATGAAGAAATTATGAAGATGAAATTTGCATCTCGAAGTCAATCAAAAGATTGGGACGAAGAAGCAGATGGTAATATGACATTTAAAAAATATTTTAACAATTACATAAATAAAGTTAAAGCATTTACAGATAAAAAAGAATTAGCTAATTATCAAATGCCTTACTTTAATCAGAAAAAAAACTTTCTTGAATTTAATTTAAATAACTTTGAAGATTATTTACACAGTCAAAAAATAAATATGGAACGTGTAGACCTTGTATTGAAAATGCAAACTATACTTAACGCTAAAAAAAATAAAGGTAAGTATCTAGGAAAATCATGTGTGTCCTGGAAAATTGAAAGTCCTGATCTTATAGCTGAAGATATAGTAATAGAAGGAGAATACCACGAAGAAGGAGAAGGAGGTTTGATAGATGACTTTGAAAAAGATAGAGCCTAGATTTATTGCTGGTCCTCCAGGCACAGGTAAGACTCACGTTTACATAACTGGATTGTATGAAGAATTATTATCTAAGTACAGTTACAAAAAAATACTTATCTTATCTCATACAAACGTAGCTGCCGAACAAATATTAGACGCAATTATAAAATTACCACAAATGAAAGATGTTACTAAAAAAGAATTAAGAGAAACTATTGGTACTATACATCACTATTGTAAAAACAGACCTTCACTAAAAGGTAAACCTACAAAAACAAAATTAGAAGACCATAAAAATTTAATTGCTGCGGACAGACGGTTTGGATTAGATGGCAATCCTGATATTGAGAAACACAATCTTTACAGATTTAGATCTGACGCTAAAGGAAGAGGTATGACTTACGATGAATACTGGAGAAACTGTGATGATCAAAATGAATATAAACCTTACAATGTTCAAGTTATGAAAGAGTTATATGAAATCTATAAAACTTATAAGGATCTTAATAACAAAGAAGATTTTACAGATATGATAGAAAGATTCATAGATCCAGATGTTAAAGCACCTGATGTTGATGTAGTAATAATTGATGAGTGTCAAGACAGCAACGTTCCACAAACTGCAGCCATTGAGAAAATGGCAACTAATGTAAAAGACGGACACTTTTATTTAATTGGTGATGCAGATCAAACTCTATTTGAATATGCAGGGTCTAATCCAGATTACTTTCATAAACTAGCTTCTAATCCTTATCACGAATTAGCAGACGGATTAAGATGTAGTGAAGCAATTAATACAAAATGTAAAAAAGTTATAATGCCGGTGTGGGATAAATGGGGTTCTCACAGAATTTGGACTCCTGCTAAGTATAGAGAAGAACATGGCTTAGGTCATGTTGGAGAAACTATTAAAGGTATGGGATATAAACTACCTTATTTAGAAAGAGGCTCTACTCATTTAGATATTTTATTAAATAAAATTAAAAATACAAATCAAACATTTTTATTTACTTACAGAGGTACGCCAAGTGATACTCGTGTAACTAAGTTTTTATCTAAACAAGGATTAGAATATGCGATGGTGGATTGCTCACCTCACGCATCTAAAAAAGAAATAAATTGTCATTATGTTTGGCCAGATTTTGTAAATGGTAAACCAATGTATCTCAAACAAATTAAATCATTTTGGGATTACATGGGTAGTAAAGTTATACCTAAAGGTAAAGGTGAATATGATTTTAAGGATTGGATAGACAAAGAATACACAATAGATGAATTAATTGATTTAAAATTATTAAGACCTGAGTCTAAACAATATACAGACTTTGATTTAATTCGTGTACCTAGTGGTGTCACAGGAGGAGCAGAAAAATTACAGTATATAAAAAGAGTAATAGCAAATGGATTTGATAATGAAAAACCTAATCAGATTTTTTATGGAAACATACATCAGGTAAAAGGTTTAACATTTGATAATGTTATTGTAGACCATACTATGAGTATGAAAAGAGCTCCAGAAGATTTTCATACACAATTAAGATTAGAATATACAGCATACAGCCGAGGAGTTTTCGATTACTGGGAACTCGCATCAACAACCAAAAGAAAACTAGGAGTAAGATCAGCATGAGTAAACCATATGATAAACAAATTGGAGGATCCCACTACCAAAAATATAAAATTCAACCCAGCAAGTTTGTAATAGAAAATAAACTTTTATATCCTGAGGGTTGTGCTATAAAATATATTATAAGACATGCAGACAAAGGAAAGAAACAAGATTTAGAAAAAGCAATTCATTTTATAGAAATGATAATAGAAAGGGATTACAAATAATG